AAATGATTGATTTTTCAAAAAGCGATTATTTTTGTGAAAACCAAATGACATTTGATGAATGCTTGCAGGAAATGGAGCGTTACAAATGGGAATCGGGGCAATACATGAATTTGCCGGAAACGGAGGAAGAAGAACAATGAACATTATCGAATATATTCCCAAGGGATGCGCAAATGCAATTTCCCGGAAAAGTCTTTGCATGAAAACCGGATTGAATGATCGAGTTGTCCGCCGCTTGATAGAGGAAGCGCGCCGGGAAACAATCATCATTTCAAATGATGATGGATCCGGGTATTGGATTTATCCGGACAAGCCCACAGAACACGAAAAGGCATGTTTAGAACGATTCGTAAAACAGCAGGAGAGCCGGGCAAAAAGTATTTTTTACGCCTTATATCCTGCAAGACAAATGATGAAGGGAGGGGCAAACAATGGGTAAAAAAACGCATGCGGATATTAAATGGATTAAGATCGCAACGAATATTTTCGCCGATGAAAAAATTCTTTTGATTGAGCAGATGCCGGAAGCCGACACGATTCTTGTTATTTGGTTCAAGTTGCTTTGCATGGCAGGCAGGGAAAACAATTGCGGCGTTTTCGTGATGGGCGGCAAAATTCCTTATACAGAAGAAATGCTTGCAACAATCTTCCGGCGCAATTTGGCTACCGTTCGACTTGCTTTATCAACTTTTGAAGCGTTCGGAATGATTGAGATTATCGAAGATCCTTCCGGAAATGAAGTGTATACAATCCCGAATTGGGAAAAGCATCAAAATATAGATGGATTGGAGAAAATCAGAGAGCAAACACGAAAAAGAGTTGCGAAGCATCGCGAAAATCAGCGGCTTGCGCTTGGTTGTAACGTTACATGCAACGAAGGTGTAACGGAATGTAACGCCGCAGAGGAAGAAAAAGAGGAAGAGAAGAGAAAGAAAAAGAAAAACAATTCCGCTTCCTATGTCGCGGATGATGATTTGAATGCCGCAATTCTTTCTTTCATTGATTTTCGAAAGAAGATTCGCAAGCCAATGACAGAAAGAGCAATTCAATTAATGATTGATAAATTGAATCAATTATCTTCCCGGAAAGAAGAACAGATTGAAATTTTGAATCAATCCATTTTGAACGGATGGCAAGGGATTTTCCCATTGAAGAACAATGCGCAGGGCATGCAATACAATAATGCAGGCAATGCCGCAGGAGAGAAAGGAAGGCTTGATTGGATCGATGACATTTGATGAATTTAAAATCCTTGTTAAAGGCATGAAAGCCGTTTACACATCGGAAAGATTCTTGCCGGATGCGGATTCAATAAAAATTTGGTATTCCTTGTTGAAGGATCTGCAATATACCGTTTTGAATGCCGCAATACAAAAATATATTTCTTTGAATAAGTTTCCGCCAACAATCGCCGATTTGCGCGAAATCGCAACAACCATTTGCGCCGGGGATCTTCCGGATTGGGGCGAAGGTTGGGAAAAGGTATTGCAGGCAATTCGCCGTTTTGGGTTTTATCGAGAATCGGAAGCCCTGCAAACGATGGACGAATTAACGCAAACATGCGTTAAGCGGTTAGGATGGCGCAATTTATGTTTAAGCGAAAACAACAATCACGATCGCGCCAATTTCCGCATGATTTATGAGCAGTTAGCAGAACGAACGAAGAAAGAAGCAGTTCTTCCGATTTCTTTGAATAATACTATTAAACAATTGAACGCATCAACCGTCAAACAAATTGATTGCCAATCAGCGGAAGGAGGGCGCAGGGATGGCGAATGTTAGGGCATTGAATAAAGATAAATACAATATAAGCGATTTCCGCTTCAAGGAATTATATTATTTTTGTTTGCAGTATGACGAATGGCGGCAGAAGTTGCAGGCGAAGCGGAATCCCTTGAAGGGCATGCAGTATTCGGGCATGCCTGCATCCGGGAATCCGGGCAATCCAACGGAGAACATCGCCATCGAATGCGCGGCATTATCTCATAAATGCCGGATGATCGAGCAGGCGGCAAGGGCGGCGGATCCGGAGTTGTGGGAATATATCTTGTATGCAGTAACGAACAAAGACATTTCATTCAGCATTTTAAAAGTGCGAAAGGATATCCCATGCGAAAGGGATCGCTACTATAATAGCCGCCGGAAGTTTTATTTTATTTTGGATAAGAAGTTGAAGGAGCAGGAGCAGGAGGGCAAATGATGGATCCTATAACAATCAATAAAGATGAAGTGTTGATTTTAAAAACCGAATTATTATTGCATCCGCGCGATGTTAAAAAGGTTCGCAATGATGTTATCAATCAAATCAAGGGCGGCGCGGTTATTATTCCAAACGGATTTTCATTCACAATTTGCAAGCGTGATTGTTTAGAGCAGGAGGGCGCAGAATGACCGAAGCAAATAAAATCAAATATGAGAACGTGGGAACATATGAAATCATAATTGCGAAATGCGGCGCACTTCGTTTGATATGGTTCGCCAATCCAAGGGGCGGCAACAAATACGAAGTTTACGCAGGGGATGAAAAGATTGTTGAAACAGTATTTTTGCGGCAGGCAATCGGGATTTATAACGAGTTAGTTCAATAGGAGGGCGGAACATGGATTTTCAAAAGTTGTACGAGGAAAACAAGGATTTCAAAAGAAGCGTTGATCGGTATTGTAAATCATACGGCTTGACGGTGGAGCAGGCATTGAAGCATGTTTTGGTTCAAGAAGTCGGGAAGCAGTATGCGGCGGAAGCGGCGGAGCAGTTGCAAATGGTTTAATTGATGGAGGGGCAAAAATGGATTCGGGCGTTATGATTTACGGCACACCAATAATTATTACAACTAGGATATATCAAGTTAGAAAACACAAAAAGAAAAGAATCAATAAAAAGTGGTTAAAAAGATATGGCGTGCGCCGGGTGGAAGTGCAAAAACATGATGAAGTGATACACTTTGAAGGCAAATTGTATATGACGGAAAAATGCTATTGGGCTTTTAAAAAGGCAACGGCAAATTAAGATTTATAAAATACCACACGCAGAGGACAAAAAACCATGTTATATTCATATCGTGAAAAAAAGTAAAGTTCATAAATCTCCCATATTTCAAAAAAGCCGTTGTCAATTGATAGCGGCTTTTTCCATGCGCAGGAGGTGCAGACAATGGCGCAGGAATGGGCGAAGCCCTTTTATAATAGCAAGGCATGGAAGGCATGCCGGAAAGCTTACATACAAAAGCGCACGTTGATTGATGGCGGCATGTGTGAGGTATGCCACAAAGAACCGATTTACATTGTGCATCACAAAATTACTTTAACGCCTGCCAACATAAACGATCCGGATATTGCATTGAATCATTGCTTGATGGAAGGCAATTGCAAGCGATGCCATGATGAACAAGAAGGGCATTTCATTGATGCAAAAAATATTCCGAAATTAAATTGTTTATTTGATGATTCCGGAAATCCGGTTGATTTGCGGAAACTTTAAAAAATATAAATATCCCCCCATTTAAAAGGTTTTCTTTATTGTACGAAGACCGAGGGGATTGACCTTAAATTTGACGCGCGGTTCGTGCGAGGGGGGTGTAGTTCCCCCGATTTGTCGGAGGATGTGAAAACATGGCAGGAGTTAAAAAGAAATCGAAAGAGTTGAAGAAACTTGAAAAGATTTTTAAAGACATAGAACCGAGTAAGCGGCAAACGGTTGAAAAATTAATCGAAAACGCCGCATTCATGGCGGAATCACTTGCAGAGTTGCAAGAGATTATCCGGGAAAAGGGATTTGTCGAGGAATACCACAACGGCGCGAATCAATCCGGCGTGAAAAAGTGTTCCGAGGTTGAAATCTATAATACCATGATTAAAAATTATTCGAGCATTGTAAAACAATTAGTTGATTTGTTACCAAATGGAGCAGGAAGCGGCGGCGATGAATTGCTTGATTTCATAAGTGGGAAATCGCATTGACCGAATTTGAATTATATTTCGGATCCATCGTTGACGGTAGAATAACAGCATGCGAGAAAATGAAACGCATCGCAGATATGTTGTTG